GTGGAGAAAAGAAAATTCGAGCAAGAGGCTACGGATAAGCAAATTGCTGACGCAATTGTAAAAGCTGCTGCTGATTTTGAAGCTAAAATCAAAGACGCTAACGAGCAAATTGCTAAGTTAAAAGAGAATGCTACAGAGATTGAGAAATCTAAAACACTTACTTTGAAAGATGAATTATCTGCTAACAAAGAAGTATTAAAAGAGATTGCTGGTGGTATTTCTAACAAAGAAGTAGTTGTAAAAGCATTGGCTACTAGAGCTTCTGTTGCTAATAATGAACAAGCTTATGATTTACCTGATTTAGGGCAATTGGCTACTAGAAAACTTTCTATGTACGATATTTTTCCTAAATTAACTGTAGGAGACGGTAACAACAACGGAGTTATTCGTTATTATGATTGGGATGAAGCAACTATTGCTAGAGCTGCTGCTGCTGTTGCTGAAGGCGCTGTTTTTCCAGAGTCTACTGCTAAATTCAAAAAAGGAAGCGTTTCTATTCAAAAAGTAGGAGATACTTTGCCTGTAACTGAAGAGTTCTTTGAAGATGCTCAAATGTTCGCTGCTGAACTAGGGATGTTCTTAGACACTAACGTAGCTTTAGAAGTTGATAGACAAATTGCTCTTGGAGATGGTACTGGAAATCAAATTACAGGGTTAGTTGCATCTGTTAATGCATTTACTCCTGTCGCTAGTGGAATTGCTGACGCTTCTATCTACGACTTAGTAGTAAAAGTATCTGAGTCTATTACATCTGGAGGAGGATCTAAATATATGCCTAACTTCGCAGTTATGAATATAGCAGATATCAATAAGATGAAATTGAAAAAAGATGCTAATAACAACTATATTTTACCTCCATTTGTTACAAGAGATGGTGCTAATGTAGCTGGAATTACTATCATTGAAGCAAATATCATCCCTGCTAACACAATGGTTATTGGAGATAATCGTTTTGCTAGAATCTATGAAAAAGGTGGAGTTGAAATGTCTAAAGGATATTCAGGAACTCAGTTCGTTGAAGACGAAATGACATTGAAAGCTCGTAAGAGATTAGCATTCTTGATTAGAGAAGCTGACAAAGGAGGATTCAAAAAAGTAACTTCTATCTCTGCTGCTTTAGTAACTTTAGCAACATAGTAAGATGGTAAAAGTAGAGTTTGTAAAAGACTTTGCTGCCAAGAAAAAAGGAGATGTAGCTGAGTACGATAGTCAATTGGCTTCGTACTTAGTGCATACCGAAAAGGTAGTTAAGTATTGGAAAGAAGAACCTAAAAAGAAGTAAATGTATTTAATAGACCAAACATATTTTATTAAGCAATATCATATCCCGAATTTAAACGAGATGGATAGTGATGTTCTAAGTAATTTAGAACAGTACATTGATAAAGACGCAAGGTCTGTAGTTAAAGATGCATTAGGATATGTTCTTTTTAAGGAATTTGATGAATATGTTATAAATGGCGAGTTAGATGCTCTAGCTCCTCAAAAGTGGCAAGATTTAGTTCACGGAAAAGAGTATTTGAAGAATGACGAGATGGTAAAGTGGAAAGGACTTGCTTATTCAGAAGGTATATCAAAAAACTCTTTGCTTGTTCCGTTAATATATCACAACTGGTTAAAGGATAATATAAGCCAAGTAACAGGTGTTGGAGAAAAAGTAGTTTCTGCTCAAAATGCAATTAATGTTAATTCTAACCAAAGAATTGTAGGAGCGTGGAACGATTTCTTATCCATGTATCAAGGCAAAATATTGTACAAGTTACCTACTTCATCAATAGTTAGAGGTATAAAATTTACTGATTGGACTGGAACTAATTTTAGCGATGATATCCATTTAATCGGTTTTTTAGAGGATAATGAAGTTGATTTTCCAAACGCATTAAAAGCTATTTACAATAGTAAAAATCAATTAGGGATATGATTATAGTCGAGGACGTATTAAAAGAGATATTCTCACAAATTCCTGCTATAAAGGACAGTAATTCTGTCGAATTCCTACCTCATTTTAATTGGGGCAGTATGAAAACACTGAATCTGCATCTGTCCCAGTTGAAAAAGGGTACTAAATACCCATTAATTTGGTTAGCAGAAACAGTTGATGAGTCTGACATTTATTCGCATAAGTTGGAGAAGCCTATTAAGTTAATATTAGCTAAACAGTCTAATCATACAACGAACACTAATCCAATAATATGGGAAACTGAATTTACTGACGTTTTAAACCCATTATTAAAAAACGTGATTACTTCACTTGAAAAAAGCGGAGTTACTTACATAAAAGGTGGTTCGTACAAGACGAGAAGGCTTGCTAATTATAGCGAAACAGATGGAAAAGAAGCAGCTGCGATAGATAATTGGAATGTAATAGTTTTAGAAGCTACAGTTGTATTCACAGAAAAAGCAGACGGAACTAGTCAATGTATCAATGTAATAAAATTCTAATGGAAGATAAAAAAGTAATAAAAAAGACTTACAGAGTGATTAAAGAATTCACTTTAGATAAAGTCTATAAAGTAGGTAGCTCAATTGAGCTAGGAAAAGTATTAGCTGAAAAATTAATCTCAAATAAAATTGTAAAATGAGTTTAGAAACACAAATAAATGCAGTTGATTGCGGTGCTAACGGAGTCTTAGGAACAGGTTTAGCAGGTTGTAGAATCGACAGAAAAAGAGTAACAGCACTAGGTCTGTTGCAAAAAGGATTGACGCTTACTCAAGCTGTAGATAAGGATTATATGCGAACTTTGCAACAAGCAGGTTCTTTGATTATGCTTCAAGGAGTAGTGTCTTTTGAAGACGCAACTGCTGACGATAATATTATCACAAGAGCTGGATCAGGAATTAAAGTTGTAGCAGGCAAAAACCCTTACGAGTACAATGTAACTTTTGACAATGGAATTAGCTTTCACAAAGCATTAACATCGTTATCCGGATATGGAAACTACGACTTAGTGTTATTTGATGTTGATAATTCAATGTTCTTTACGGTTACTAAATCAGGAAGTGCAAAAGGATTTACAATGGGTATGTTTGAGAATGGGAAGTATATGGGTGCTAACGGTACTGATGCTTCTAGCCAAACTATTTCATTACAATTGATTGAGCGTTCTGAGATTGATGAAAGACAATCTTACATTACTTCTGAGAATTTAGACTTCTCTTACGGAGAACTAGAGGGTGTAAACGAGGTTTACTTAAAATCTGATGCTATTGCACCAGGTACTTCAATTGTAGTTAGCGCTCTTTTACAAGATAAAACACATCCGGTTGAAGGATTGTTGTTTGGAGATTTCTCTGTATTAAAAAATGGAGTAGCTTCTAATCCTACTGTAGCATCTTATAATTCCGCAACTAAGAAATATACATTAACAGTTCCTGCTATGATAGCTACCGATATTGTTGAAGTTTCTTTGAATGGAATTGTATTAACAACTGCTGATGTCTTGTACAAGTCTAACGTAGATACTGTTGTTGTAGCTTGAGCTAGCGTTTTCGGGACGGAGTTTAGCGATCAATTTGCATAACCTTTAAATAAATTAAAATGACAAATACAGTATTAAAGGCTCAGATTGACAGCCAAATTACCAACGAGACGACCTCAAATTCTATTACCCCAACAGATGTTGGGGTAAATATGAAAGAATTAGTAGATTATGTTGACCAAGAAATAGTAAAAACACTTCATGTGACACTTACTTCTGCTGAAATATTAGCGTTAAACACATCTCCAAAAGTATTGTTTCCTGCTGAAGCCGGCAAAATATTTCTAGTGAATTTAGTTTATTATAAATACAACCACTTAACAACCCCTTATAACACTGGTGGTAACTTTAGACTAGCTTATGGGAATGGAAATAGCTTCTTAATTACATTTGCGGATATTTTAACTTCTGTAGAAGATACTTTTGCTTATAGCACTCCATTTTACTCATCTGTAAAACAATCAAGTTATGAAAACACTAATGTTTTATTAACTACAGCTACATCAAATCCATCTGGAGGGGATGGAACTTTAGATTTGTATTTCTCGTACAAAGAGATTTTAGTGTAAATTAATAACTTAAATATCTAAAGGCGGTGCATAATGTATCGCCTTTTCTTTATCTGTATAGCTATGACTGTCAAAGATTATATCGAAATAGCATCAC